ATCTTGAATAGTCTTCTCAAGCTCTGCTTGGATGCGGTACTGCGAGTTGAGTAACTCAACCTCTTGTGCGTTACGGCCAATTAGGTTTTGCTGGAATTCAAGTTGTTTAGTTTGGCGCTCAAGTGCATCAGCAAACTTATCGGCAGATGCAAGCTCTTGCTTGGCTAGGCGGTCTGCGTCTGAGATGCCGGTTGATTTAGTTTTTGGCGATCTTTCAAGACCTGAGTATCCACCCGATTGTGCTCGTGTAAACGCTTCAATCTTTTTCTGTTCTCTGTACGCCTCATTAACTCTATCAATTTCTGGCTTTAAGTTTTTAATTACATTGGCATTGTCTTTATATTGACGAGCAATGCCTTCAAGAACCGTAAGATACTCTGCGGCAGTTTTAGTACCGTCACCAAATGCTTTTCTTGCTGCATCAAGATTAGCGCCAGTTTCTTTATCAATACCAAAGTTGATTGCTTGCTGCTCATTCTCTCCGAGTAAACGCAATGTACCTAATGACTGTAGGTTTTCCCAAGCATTTTTTGCTTGCATTAATAGTTTGGTAAAAATAGATACATCAGCCATTAAGCCTTGGATGCCTTCTCTAAAACCTTTGCTGACATCAATCATGGCGATTTCAGACATCAAAAGACCAAGCCTGATATTTACATCAATTAATTTTCTGCCATCTTCATCAGCTTCACGATAGGCTTTGCCTAAAGAGCTTAGGTCAATAGCAGCTACAGTTTGAGCCGCTGCTCCAAGTTTGTCTGTTGAATCTGCAACGCCTTTAATCGCATCATCAAGTGTTTTAACGTCCATTGACTTGATAATCAAGTCACCAATCGCACCGCCTAATGCAGCCACCAAACCAAGTGCTGCACCACCAGCGCCAAATGCGCCAAGAAGCTGCGGAGCCTGTTGGCTAAATGCACGCATAGCCGATACGCCACCACTGACTTGCATTACAAAGTCGGTTATTTGATAGCTTGCCTGTTGGACAATCTGGTTTGAGCCACGGAAAGCAGCCTGTGACTGTTGGACGCTACGATTAAGGCGCTCCACGCCTTCAATCGCTGGTCTTAGCTTTCCAGGTTGCAATGGACCAACAAAGTTTTCAGAAGTCTGATAGCTTTGAGCCATCGTGCTATTAAGCTGTTTAACGAGCTTTTCTAGCTTGGCTACGGTATCGCCAGCACGTTTTGTATCGGTTTCAAATGAGCCAGTCTCGGCCATGAGCTGAACAATTAATTCTCCAACTGCCATATTACTTCCCCTTCAATTTACAGTTGTCGAAATGCCAACGCTTCATTGATCCAATGCCGCCTATTTTGCCACAATGCGGACAGCAAACTTTTTTCTTGACTCTGCCTAACTGCGCTAAAGATAGTTTTTTTCTAACTTCTGGAGATGACAACGCCAATTTTGCCGCTTCTCTTTTTTTCTGTCTTGCCTCTGGTGTCGATAAAACAGATCTCATTGTTTCTGATAGTTTTGCTCTTTTTTCGTCACTAGACCATATTGCTTTTCTAGTGGCAATAAGTTTGGCTTTAATAATAGGATCGTTATTAACACGCTTGGCCACCGCAGACCTTTTGGCTTTGTATTCAGGTGTTGACATTGACTTTTTTACCGCATTTGACCACGCGGCTTTACGCTCTGGATCTGCCCATGCCAGCTTTAATGAATTTGTTTTCTTTTCTTTTACATCAGGTTTATTTAATGAAGCACTAATAGACTTGCCGCGTTTAATGAGCGCTGCTTCAGGCAATCCTGACACGCCTTCGCCACCATTTGTCATATTGGCAAGCTCAATGCCGAGCCTACGCAATTGATCTATGCGCTCAATCTCTGTCAAAAAAGCTAAATCTTCATCAAGATTTTCAGCGATCTTTTTGACAATGTATCCATGCTTATCTACAACTCGATTCCAATAATCATTACGTCCGCGTTTAGCATAAGCTCTTGTGCCACTGCCCTTACCAACGTAAAAAGGCTTCATAGTGTCAAGCCGTATATGCTCATACACATAAAACCTATTTTCCATTATGTTCTCCGTGGCGGCTTCATTCCAAATGCTTTAAAAGTATTTAAGTCAGCCTCTGAGTATCCACTTTCAGCAGCTTCAATTACTTCTCTAGGCTGTAACCATTCTAACATCGGTTCTATTTCTGCACCAGACATTGAACGCGCAATTAACGCCGCTGGACGGTAATGCCTGTGCATATCGTCAAACGGATTAATGTTGTAATAGTCTTGCCAGCGAAGAAACTCTGCGTGGGACATGGTGGCCTTTAATTCGGCCACCGTCCTACCGCCTAAGTGTGATGCGAGAAGATGCCAAAAGTGTTCAGCATCCCCTCGCTTTAGGCGTTTTTTGACTCATCCCCTAAGCCATTCACATCACGCAAAGCGTCAAGAATTGCGCCAAGTGGTCCTGGCTTGAGAGTTGCTGCTTGTTCTACTGTTACTGCCGGTTTACCGTCAGCTTCGCATACACCAGCAGCAATTAGCTTTGCACTAGCAAGGAGAGCAATATCCTCATCCTTTGAGTTTACTGCGTTGAAGTAACGAGTAAATTCAATGGCTGGAAGCTCTTTGAAATACAGAGTGTGTTTCTTGCCATCGGCAAGTGTAACTTCACGCTTTTGTACTTCAGCAGATGCAAAAAACGACGAATCAAGCATTGTTTTCTCCAATTAAGCCTTAAACGACCAAGCAACAGAACCGCTACGTTGCAGCGTCATCGTGCCACGCACAACTTCATTCGTGGCGATATCAATGCTAACGTCAGCAACGAACGCATCAAATGTAGCGTACGTGCGAGTCGATGCAAGGCTGAACTCACCGGAAACGATAGTAGGAACAGCAGTACCATCGGATAGTCCAATAGACCACGGGATTACAGCGCCAGTATCATGTAGATCAAGCAGGGCTTGATGACTTGCGGCTTGTGGGTCAAATACAAACGGAACCGATACTTGACCTGGGTTGCCAAGACCGCTGACGTACGATTTATCGTCGGTGCTGTTAAGGCACGTTGTTTCGATCTGGTCTCTAGAGCCACCTAGACCTGTAATGCCGGTAGGACACTGCATAGTCATAACGGCTGCTTCATAAATTGCAAAAAGGTTAGAGCCTTGGGTTTTAATACTCATAATTTACTCCTTAAATTTCACGGGCCGGTGATTAACGAGAACGAACGATGTCCGCTTCTAACGTAATTCTATACAGTTTTGTGTCTGTTTCCCTAGTATTTAGCATTATTCTGTTAGAAATTAACTGAGAATCCAATGCGGAACGCACTGAATACGCTAAATTTTCAATTCCAACGTCACTGTCAGACCAACAATCAATATGAATTGTGTCTTTATCACCGCATGGTGCGGCGCTCACATTGTCATATGGTATGCCAGATGCAATAAACCATGTGATGTATGGCTTAACCACGTCTTGTGGTGCTGATCCATGACGATAAATGCGAGTGCCGACAGCAGTTACTACATCAGCATTAGCGCGAAGAATTTGGTATATATTTGGAAGCATCATTGACTCCTTTTTGCGACTCTTTTGGCAATTATGTCAATTCTACGCTTTAAGTCGTCCTTAAACACATCCATCGCTTCCCCAGCCTTTGCATGAAAAGATGGCAGAATAAACTTGCGCGGAGGCTGATGTGACGAACCCCATTCAAAAAGCTGCGCAGTTTTACGCGTTGTCACTGTATCGCTTTTTTGACCAGTGCCCAGTTTACGCACTGCGGAAATAAGGCTTTTCACATAAACGCTGCGCTTGAATGTGACAATGTATTTCTCGCCTTTAACTCCTGGTTCCATGCGTCCGCGTTTGACGATAATACTTTTGTTCAATAATCCAGTTGTTTCATTAGTGCCATTTTGATTAACTAGAGCATTAAATCGACGAGATTCTTCATCACGGATTACCATTGCTGCTTTTTTTAATGCAAGTTTGACCGGGCCACCACGCTTAGTTACCAGTTCAGTTGGTAACGATTCAAGCGTTTTAATAAGATCAGCAGCACCTTTAATGTCAAACTCAAACTTCATTCCATCCTCCTAAACACATAGGTGGAGATAGCTTCACGCCCCAGATCGCTTTCCATGTTGTTTTTCTCAACAAGGTCAAAACCAAGCTCTTTGAACCATTTTATAAGTCCCATATCAGACCAGTACCAAATGTGCTCACCTGGACGGTAATGCTTGCTTCTGGTGATACCGTTGGGGTTTTCAAATATCGGCAAAGATACGAAAACGTACTTTTTTACCTGCGCAATAAGGACTTCAGGACTAGGAATATGCTCAAGAGAATCCCAACAACTAATTGCGTCAACAGGACCGGCATAAGGATCGCAAAAGCGATCAGTCTCCATAAGCCAATTGACA